AAACTATCAATCCAAGTATTACCACCCATATCATGATAATCATTATACAATTTCATAAAAGCTTTTTTATCGCAATCCAAAATTTTCTTAAATTGACGATATTTATAATAAAGACGATTCATATTATACCGCATTAAATCCATCTAAGAAATATTTAATAGATCAACAGACTTCTAAATCTTATTTAAATTATGCTACTAATCAAGAACTAAACCTTTTATTTCTTCCAAAGAGTCAATTATGTCTTCTTGATTTGCCTTAACCATTTCTGGCACTTTTTTACTTAAAATTTCTTCTACTCGATGCTATTCCGCAGATTGCGCGCGGCCATGGAGATCATCTACTGGCTTTTTTAAAAAACCATAAATGTTTTTTAATGCTAATATAAATGCACTTACAAGTATAATAACATTGCAGATCTCCTATAAATTTAAACCACTGAACATTTTTAATCCCTCACATAAAATTAGAGCTTGGCGCCCTTTAAATATTCTCGATATATTATATCGTTATGCCACTTCGATTGTACCAGATGATGTGGCTATAAAATATCTGATAGAGTATTTGTATTTGGAAAATCCCATTCAGGAACCCGATATAGTTTTATTTTATGTGAAAGAGCAAAACTGTTTTTAAGACGATCATTTTGTTGCGCGTGAGTAAAATCAGTTTTGGTTTTATGAAACTTAGGTATTGGTTTAAAATGAAGCATAGAATCAACTTCAACAAGAATACCTAATGTTGGTAAATAAAAATCGTATCTTAAAGTCCCATTTTTTAATTCTGGAAAAGTTTTTTCTCTAATATAATTTACTCCAACAGATATAAAGATTTGTTCAAATTTATCTTCTATCTTACTCATATATTAAAGTAAAATTTAAGATATATTATTACAATTTTAAGGAATTAAATAAAATATATATTATAGCCGGAGTAATATATACAAACACATAACTCCGGCCATAATTACATATATTATTTTTTACTTACAGCTGCACCCTATAAAACTCATATGAACAGGTTCTGGATCTCCAGACGCATCCGGCTCCATTAGGCGTACTCCGTAGAGACATACCGCAATTCACATAAGTTCTGAGTTTATCGTTCTCAATTAGTGAGTTCTGTTTGGCATTTATCTAGGCCTGTCAATTTTCGAGGCCCGAAAACCCCAGTATTTACTGGCCTTTTCAGCCCATGCCCGAAAACCAATTTAAGTGACTTCGGACATATAGTCAAAAATATTGATTCCGGTGTCCTCAGAACACCTGTCAAGCATCTCTTGAAACATCCTGATTTCTTCTTCAGTCCGTTAAGTGACGTAAGATCAATTGCATACTGTGACATAAAGTTCTCTATTGGTTAGTTACAGATTCCGTCCGAATACCAGCACCCATACCATAAGCAATGCAATCAGGCTAACAGTAAACGTCATCGCTCCGTTATAGGTGCTGAGTATCCAGACAAGAAAGCGTTTCATGCCGTCAGGCTTCCTCCGGTTCGGGTTCGGGAGTGGGTTCGACTTCAGGGAAAGCTCCGAAGCTCTCAGCCATCATCTGCCGACCGTCTGCGCGAGTGAGCGTGACCGTCCACATCACACGGTTGGGATTGTCTGCGGTCATCAGGGTAGACTGCTCGGCAAGGAAATCTGCCTTTGCCATCCAGTAGGCTTTTTCAAGGTCATCGGCATAGCTCATGCTGTCAAAGTTCTTCGGATAATTTGGCATGTTGGAAAGCATACCTTCTGGGTGATTGTCGCTTACTACGACCTGCTTTGCGTCTACTGTGTAAATCTGTCTCATGGTTATTTCTCCTTTTCTTTAATTAAGATTCAAAATTAAGCACTGAGTAGTATATATATATTTTTGCACCAGGATAAACGTCTGCTCCGTATGAACCTGCGAATTGCCCACCAACTCTTCTCCCGTCTGAGAACTGAAAGTCGTATTTGGCATTTTTCATTACAGCATGCCATATTGCAGCTCTACTATTGTTTGTGTTATCTATAAAATCAACAAAAACAGTAACGTTATTATACCTGTTCAATAGACCGGTCAAATATTCATTATCAAAAATTGTCGCTTCTCCATAATACTTGTATTCGGTTACATTAATAACATCATATAACGCAAACTCGCCCTCAATGATTGTCTTGTTGCTTGCCATCAGCAATGCCCTCCTTCTGTCCATCAAGTCCACGCCGCCACCCCCAACCCATTGAGGATATTAATCTCATAGATCTTGTTTGCTTCAAGGCTTGATGGGTCGAAACCATTGAGCCATGTCACACCTGAGAACGTTGCCACGGTCGGAGTCGTTCCGCTGGAAAATCTGACTGCTGTGATGCCCGTCTGTGGCGCGGTAAACGTCAACTCGGCAAGCTCTCCGCAGAGATACATCGTGTTGTCTACGCCTGTCTGAGTGATGACCGTACCGCTCAAAGTGACGTATGCGGTCTTATCCTGTTTATCATCCTCCAAGTCACTTAAATGGCGATTTAAGTCGGATACAGTGTCACCGAAATTGCTTGTTTTCCAATGAGTAGCATCCCATGCTTCGGCGGTCGCGATAGCAGTAGTGCACTCGTATAAAATTCCGTCGTAGATGCATAAATCGCCGACGGCATAAGTTGCGGTAGCATCATATGCGCCCGCCAGTGCATTTGCCACAGCCTTGTTCTGCACTGCATTTTTTGAAGTGTTAGACAGAGTAGCGTCTACCTTCGGCGGAGCACTGATACCCTGTCCAGTAATAGGTGTAGGCATATATAACCTCCTTTTTTTGTTTTATGAAAGTATAGTTTGATGCGGACAGCTCGTCGTTTGACAATGCTGCTCGCTTAAACTACTCGAAAAGTTATGAAATTATTATCGTTTTGCGACTTAACTAGGCCATTAAATGACTACGTGTCCAAGATACCAGCACGCCACCACGGTCAGAATCACAACGCATACTGTGAATGTCATCGCCCCATTGTAGGTGCTGAGTATCCAAATCAAAAGACGTTTCACTCAGCCTCTTCATCCGGTTCAGGTTCGGGCTGCGGAGTAGGTGTCATGTCCGGGAACGCTCCCCAGCTCTCCTGCATCATCTGTCTGCCATCTGCTCTGGTCAGGGTGATCGCCCACATGACTCTTGCGCTGTCAGATACCATCAGTGCGGACTGCTGGGCGAGAAAGTCCGCTTTTGCCACGACAAATGCTCTTTCAGGATCGCCGTTGGGATTGTCTTCTGTCGCGTTGTAGCTCCGGCTGTCAAACGTCTTGGGATAACCGGGAACTGAGGAATACACCCCTTCAGGATGCGTAAAGGAAGGTACAACCTGCTTTGCGTCTACTGTGTAAATCTGTCTCATGGTTATTTCTCCTTTACAATATTAATTTAAGGTTCTTGAAATTCGGCGCTAGTTGTGGACGAGAAAAACGCGCCTTGTACAGTTTCGTACATTCCAATCTTTCCGTCAGACAAGCGTTTCGCCGGGATCATGTCGAGTATTGTTTGCCCATTACTCTTGCATGTTACTCTGTAGAAACGACCGTAAAACGGATATTTACTGCCATTATCATTATATGCACCAATATTGATACCTTTCGCCGCATTAGTTGTATTTGCTCGATATTCAAGATCATAAATGTTACCAACTATACATTCATCGCTGGCAGGAGATGTTTTTACAAAAACATCCTTCCCCTTCCACGTTCCAAACTGAGCGATTGTTTTGTCAGCGTTCCAATTATTGATTTCAAGATCCCAGAGTGCAGTTCTGCCAGCAAAACATTGGTAACCGTCTCCCATAATACATGACATCTTGATATCTAAAATATCGTCTACTGCAAGTTTGCAATACTCCGCAGGTATTGTTATAACGGCAATGGTTCCGTTCTTCTCGATATAATCGAGCTTTTTGTAACCAGAAGGAAGATCGGGTTTTCTCATCATCAATGCCCGTCTCCAAGCAACCATGAGAGGACTGATGCTGTCAATAACGTCAGGGCCGACTAAGAATTCGTCTGTGCCTTGATTTGTGAAGAACTGCTTAGTGACAAGGTCATACATACCCGGTTTATTATCTGACTTGCGATAACATGGAACAAATTCGCGCTCGTTGCCAAATATACAGTAATAAATGCGATCACTCTCTAACTGTGACGCTACTCCACCTTGTGAAATCCCAAATAGAAAAATTGGATAATTATTATTACCAATATTCTTTGATCCTACAAAATTTTTAGTTGCTCCGTTTACTATTGCATTTGTCCCATCAAACGATACTACATTAATTGTATTCGGCAGAAATCCAGCCGGTGAACGAGTGCCTACAGATACAGTCCCATGATTATAAGCAGTTAATTGATACTCATAAAGATTTGAGTTAATTCTTGAACCGAATATATTGCCATAACCGGGATGGTCTGCATGATATGTATAAAACTTACAATCAAATGACAAGTCTCCTCTTGGAGATAGTCCTGTATTAATATATTGCGTCCCAGTGCTTTCCAGATATTCAACTTCCTGATACTCTGCTGGCAGTCTTACGCCCATCCAACTACCCCCACGCCGTTGAGGACGTTAATGTCGTAAGTTTTGTTAGCTTCCAGAGATGCGGCAGTTGGGTCATTATCAAACATCCAAGAGGTTACGCCGTTGATTGTCAGGACAGTCGGAGTTGTGCCGCTGGTAAAACGAATCATGGTAATGCCAACGCTCGGGGCGGTAAAGGTCAGCTCTGTCAACTCACCGCACACATAAAACGTATTGTCCGTGCCGACCTGAGTGATCTGCGTCCCGGACAGGTTGACGATGTTCATCCCACCACCGCCGCCACCGCCGCTCTGATCCGTCCAAACCGGCTGAAGCTGATCGTCAAGACCAAGCACCTGACCGGCAGTTCCAGCAGTCGCCGGCTTATCCTGCTTCCCGTTAATCGCGGTGCCGAGCTTGTTAATCGCGTCGGTCAGATCTGTCGCTTGAAGCGTCTCTAGCACTCCATCACCGACAATTCCTGGAAGTGCGCTAATCGACTCAACCTAATCACTTTCACTACACAGCACCTACAATGTCATCGCCGCACTTGGCGCGCCGCCTACCGCAGTTGCAGTTAATACTCCATTATTATTTGTAATAAAAATATTACTAACTCCATCTGCCATCATCTATTCAACTAAATCAACACTTGGCAGCACACTAATCATGGTATTACTTGTAACGGTATATCCACTAACTAATACGGTTAAAGTATAAGGGTCATCACCAAACCATGATACTCCAGTCTAAATAGTGGCAAGTGTACCAAAAGATGGCACAAAAGTACCACTACCAGACCCCCCGCCACTGCCCTTAGATCTTGCAAGGGCTATTAATCCTAATATATCCATATTTATTCACCTGTAATATTATTTAAAGCTCCAGATTCTTGCATCATATATACATGAAAATTATTAGTTTCATTTACTATAACTATAGTACCTGGAGCATCAACGATCTAATTTGCCTAAGAATCACTTTCAGTATACCAAATAGCCTAATTGTTATTTGAAATACTGCCAGTCTAAAGTTTAAAAGGTTTATCCATTAGTATCACTCCATAAATAAAAATATTTTTGCTATAATAAAAGTAAAAATAAACAAATAAGAGTCTAAAATTGAGAAGAAAATTACAACCAATCTTAAATTCTTAAATTTATTATTTTATTTTATATACTTCTAAGTTGTTCAATACTACATTCACGCCAAGGCTTATCTGGCCGCCATCCCAACATTTTTCCATGCCGCAAGCCGCCTGTATCATTCAATTCCATCGCGCCCACTTCAATTACACTATGTACATAATCTTTATAGTGCATTTTAATTTCATCAGTTAATCCACTAAGATAACCAATCCCAACTTCCTTATCTCCATCCATTACTCCGATCTCAAGACTACCAGCCCAGCCATTATAATATGGTTTTGTAACTGCGGTATAAGTTTTATTTTCATGAACAACATCAAAGTAATGACTACCAATTGGAATACGTTCATCTGTATATGTATCAACCCAATATTGCCAATTTTCAATTTCTTTGCCATTATACAACTTGGTTGGCGCCATAGCCTTACCAGTAAAGAAACAATCAATTGACTCTTTTAGCTCTTTCTTAATCTTTAAAGTAGTTTTACTTGGACGTTTCCCTGGCTCATATAGCGCGTCTTCTTTTGTAATTACAATACCTTCATAATCATTTGCAAGTAAAGTTTGGAGTAAATCCCAAAGTTCTTGACCAGTTCTATATTCTGCATATTCAATATAAGGATTAATCCATTTACTACCAATTTCTTTTAAAAAGCTAAATCTTTCTTTCGCAGGTGTCTTTAACCAAGAATTATTATCAAATGCAAGTATATCAAAAATATAATAATGCATTTTATTTTCGTTTTTTTCTTGCCGTTCAATGGCTTTTTTAACAAGACAGTTCATAATAGAAGTTGTATTATTAGACCCTTCATGATTAACCCAATATACTTCTCCTAAAAAACAACACCCATTTGGAAGATTCTCAGCCCATTCATGAAGATGAGGAAGATGATCCCATTTATCAATATATTCTCCATTTACTGACTTTGAACGGCCACGTAAAGTAATATTACCATCTTCATCTTTCAAAAAAACATAAAGCGCCCCGTCCACTTTGCGTGCTCCAAGCCAAGAACCACTAAAAATTCTATTAACTGTTTCTTGTTTTCTTTTTTCTTTTGACCACGTTGATGGCGGTTGCCAATATTTTTGACAATTAAGTTCGGCAAAATTATAATTATCTATATAACCTTTCATAAATTACATTTCCCTTTCAAAAAAGACCAATTAATATTATTAAAATTAATATATGAAATTTTAATTAAATTTAAATTATTTTTCTAGCAATAGTCTTCTTTTAATCTATCATTCTCCTAAGTTTTTTGTAAATGTTCTTCTGTATTCCATCCAGCCCATTTTTGATTCTCATCAGAATAAAAATGCTAATTACCCTAATATTCAATTAAACATTTAAGAGAATTATCATCATTCAATATAGCGAAATCAAATCTTAATTTTCCACCATAAGGAGAACGCAAATCATCAAACACATACTATTTTTTATATTTAATATTATGCTTCTATAGTATATTTTCAATTTTATATTCTCCTTTAGAGATTAAACACCCACAAGACATTTTATGTCCACTTCTTAATGAAAAGGTAGATGAATATGTTATGTTACCACAATCACACTAACATTTCCATATCGGTGTTTTGTGTGGTTCTTTAATATATTCTATCACAACTAGCTTACCAAAACGCTAACCTACTAAATTAAGTTTGGGTTTAGAATTAAGACCACAACCACAAGACTATGAAGTTCCATCTTTTAAAGATTTTCCCCAAACAACTTTCTCATTTCCACACTAACATTTACATAACCAGTAGGTTCCATTATTTTTAGTAGTATTTGGTTTTGGACGTCTTTCAAGTACCGTCCATAATCCAAATATCTAACCTGTTAAATCTTCTGCTTTTTCTTTTGATCGTTCTCGCTATAAACAACCACATGATTGAGTAACACCACTAGAAATTGCGTCTGCCCTAATAATTTTTATATTACCGCAATCACACTAACATTTACAATATGTACGAGAATTTTTCTTTAACATTTCTAAAACTACTAATCTACCAAAACGCTATCCTGTTAAATCCATAACCATAATATTACCCTCCTATAGCTATAGATAAGTAGTTTATATTTAATATTACTATACTTTTTGGATGTTTATATATATTGGCATTAACTCAATTTTTCCTACGTATCCCTTCATTTAACTTCTCCAATTCTTTCTTAATATCATTAAGTTCACTATCAATATCTTTTAAATACGTTAAACTAAAATATGGCCAAAGCATAAAACAAACAAAAACCAAGGCAAATAAACTTATATACCATAATCAAAACTACTCATTATATATATTATACCCCAAAATTAACTAAAAAGCGAATTTACAAAACGCTTAGCTTCTTCATATAACTCAGTCAAATCACCATTATTATTAATAGTCCAATCATACTCATAATTAAATACATTTTCATCTGCATGATTTGACGTTTCTACTTCTTCATCACCCGGCCGCCGAATAAGTAAAGTAGTAGCATTTAACTTATTTTTTAACTTCTCAATATGCTCTGGTTCTCTATCATCAACAAATAAAATATGCGGATGATCCCCAACATTATAATAAGCCAAATCATCTTCCCAACCTTTCAAATAAAGAAGAATATCATTCATTGGCATATTATTATACTCAGTAAATATATCTTTTAAATCACTAAGCAATTTACGGCCGGCCGCATCTTTAACTCCATCCCAGCCGCCTTCTTTTGCGATTTCTTTTATTCTATCAACAGTAGAACGTTTATTGCAATATGCATTACCAACAACTCTACCACACATATTTTCAAAAGTTGTCTTGCCGACTTCTGGACGCCCCGACACAATTACAACTCTTAATCCCGAACTATATTTCATTTATAAATTTTCTCCTTTAGATAATCTATAGTGATATTATCAAAATCAGTGTATGGTATTTCAATTAATTTAATATTATGTAATTTACAATAATCTCGTTTTAATTGATCTCGATACTAAGCTTCATTAAATTTATCAATATTTTTATAAAAACCTACAGATTTGTAATGCTATATTCCTTGGTATTCAATTAAACATATTAATTCATTATTATCATTAAATATAGCAAAATCAAAACGTAATCGAGTCGGCTTATCTTTTTCATAATTGCGTAAATCATTGAAAGAAAATTCTCTGGCAAAATTAAAATTATTTTCTAATAGTATAGATGCAATTAATGTTTCACCTTGACTTTTTAAACAACCACAAGATTTAACATCACCATTTCGTAGTTCAGAGCCAATACAAATACGTTCTCCACCACATAAACATTTACATTTCCACATTGCACTATGTCTATCTGGATGCTAACCCACATAATCAACAACCGTTAATAGACCATATTTTTTTCCAATTTCATTTATTAAATGATCCTACCTTAACTTTTCTTTTACACAACTATCACAACATGTTCTCTTACCACAATTTAAAGAAGTGGTACTAACTTGTATTAAATTACCACAATCACATTTACATTCCCAATAACGTAAATTTTGACCTCTTGAATTCTATTTTGAATCAATTTGTTTAAGTACAGTTAATCTACCAAAACGTTTCCCAATTAAGTCGCCACCACAACGCTCTATATTAGATTTTATTATCCGTTCATGCTTTAAACATCCACATGATTGTACGTTGCCAGAACGAAGTGAAAATCCTCGTACTACCACAGTATTTCCACATTCACATTGACAAAACCAAAATGCCCCAGAACGATTATTTTTTTCTTCTTTTGTAGCCTAACGCAATACTGTAAGCCGTCCATATATATTTCCAATTTCATTAATTTCATTACTCACTCTAATCACCTTCATAATTAAGTAAGCTTAAATAAATGAAATTATAAAATTATGATCTATAAAGAAGTCTTTTTGCCCATTTATTAAAAGGTTCATCAAAGAAAATAATATTTTCTTCATCTATTTGCAATCCACCCTTAATAGTCTCAATTATATCTATCCAGTTAGTCCCATCATTCAACCAAAGTTGCATCCAATCTTCATTTTTAAGAGTAGAAATATCATTATCCATTTCTTCTACATCACACTTATAAAACTTTGCTTTTACATAGTAATAATATATATTAATAAGTGTATTGGTAATCAGAATGTTCTGTACAGTATCATTAATTTCAAACAAATATTTTAATGCTTCAACTTGACCATGTATATAACTTGTATGAGTATCAATAAAATATTGTTTCTAGTTAGACTTACGAGTTATAGAGCTTTGATTGTCGCGCCAAATATATGTTGGTTCACTCATGATTCCAAGTTTTGTAGTTGAATTCCATGCAACCGCATTAAAATAAGCATCTTCATCAACTCGCAGACCAGGTAGAAAATTAATATGTTTATCTCTTAAATATTGTACTTTATAAATCTTTCCATGAAACCAAGTTATTAAATTATCATCTGCTGACATAAAACGATCTTCGATATTTTTATTTTCTCGAATAAAACTTGATCGCAATATATCATAGTCTCGTGCTTTAGCATATTCGTATAAGATTCCAACCGCACGCGGCATAAGCATATCATCAGCATCTAAATACATTAAATGGCTTGCTTGAGTTGTATCTAAGACTCTTTGGCGCGCCGCCCCTGGACCACCATTGGTTTTACTATTAATCACGCGAATTTTAAGGCCGCGCGCTCTATACGTATTAATTATATCAGTATAATCTTCCCCATCACCATCAATAGACAAACAAACAAAAAACCTTTTATAAGTCTATGATACAAGAGAATCTAAAGCATTGGGCAAAGTTTCTTTTGCTTTATATACTGGAATTCCTACTTCGACCATTACACCCTCCAATACCCATCAAACATTGTTTCAATATTAATCGGCTTCACTTCACAAGCTGCACACACTTCATCAACAAACACCGGCACATCAATAAAAGCAATTTCCATAGACTTCTTCGGAAGTCTCTTCATATGCCTAAAATGTTTTATATATCTAAAAATAATCCAATCAATCCAATTACATCCAACATAATAATCTTCATACCCATTTACAAGACTTACCATATCAATCATCTTTAAGACCCAAATATGAAACTTATTATGTCGTCCAAAGTCTCTAATTCCCAGTGGCATTTGCACATTCTTCCTATACACTCTCAACCAATTTGCCGCAGTTGTATTTATCTTATCATATAAATCATAATCGTCCATAAAATTTCTCCTATTTCTATCTTTTATTATATTATATCATATTTCTCAAAAAAATCAAGTTTTTGGATATAGAGTAATATATTATCTACTTTATATAGAAGAGGTGATAAAAATGAGTCGGAAAAATAACCGTCAAAGAGTGGAGGAAAAACCAGTGGATTATTTAGATGAATTAGTTAATACATCTATTACACAATCAATTGAAGAACCTGAAGTTACTGAAGTAACAGTTGAAGAGCCAGTTGTAGATAAAAGTTATAAAGTAAAAGTAATGCATCCATCTTTACGTATACGACACGCGCCTAATACTCAAGCTGAAGTTGTTGGATTAATTACAGATCAAGGCATCTATACAATATTTGATGAAGTAAATGGTTGGGGTATGATCGGAGAAAATAAATGGATCATGTTAAGTTATACCCAAATTACAACTAAATAATAAAACCCAGGACTTAGTCCTGGGTTAAATTATTTTCCATGATTTTATTATAAATTATATTTCATCCAACCTTATAAAATGATTCTGTTTTCCGCTCACCAATCGGTTTTAAACAATCAATATGCTTCGGGTGTGAATAACAGAATCGGACTGTTAGTAGCAAGAGTTGTTGAGATTGTTAGAGTTCCGTCGTTATCATTCGCCACAAAACTATAATATTCACTTGTAAATGCACTACCATGTACAACATTTTGCGCAGTCGCAACGTTATTATTACCATGATAAAGATACAATATTGTAAAACCAACACCTTGAAAATTACACAGTGCTAAACCACCTTTATAGCGTCCTAAATTAGTAACAAAAGGTTGATTTGAATTAAGCACGTGATAATGTACATTACTATAGAAAAACAAATCTTTTTGGCTTATCGGATACGGCGTTGCGTTAAGTTCTGTAACTGTATTTAATGCAGAATTTTTTAATAATACCCAGTCGGATGATCCCATAAAACTAGTATTCGTAAGCGTCCTACCTTGCCACTTAGTCATAGATATCTTTTTGCCGCTTGCGTTTGCATTGTACACAGCACAACCAACGAATTCACAAGTTGCGCAATCTGTAGCAAGTTCTTGAGACTGTAACATAATTGTCGCATGTGTTGCATCGTTATTTCTTAGCGTACAATTAAGCACGGTTAGTTTCTACCCGGATTTATCTGCTGTCGTATCACTGGTTTCCCAATCATGACAATATAATGCTGCTTGATTTATAGCTTCAAATTCGCAATTCTCAAATCTTAAATCGAAATTATGCCTTAAACCAATACCAACGGCTTGATGAATTTCGTTTATAAAACTTACATTTTTAAAAGATAAACTCTGTTCTGCTTCATTATTATTATCAATATGAACGCAATATGCATTGGCATTACCGGCAGTCCCGCTGTTTCGTGCAATAATCGTCAAGTTTTCTACACTTCCCTTTGCCATTTCAAGCGGAGGGTTTGCATAATCTTTACCATGATACTCAAGGATGCACGTTTTTTTATCTATACCTTTAATATGGACGAGCTTATTATATGCGTGTACAGATTCAAAGTATGTCCCTGGATATACTAAAATAATATCATCATCATTTGCAGCAGTAATTGCTTCAGATATGGTGGTAAAATCACCGTTTCCGTTTATATCTACTCGTATAATTTTATAATAGTCTTCAAGTTCATTAATATGATCCTATACACTATTATTATCAGTTGCTAATATATTGTTTGCATTAAGTTCAATATTACCACTAATATCTGGATTTATATTATTTATACTACTAATAAATTTTTCCTTTATTTTATTATAAAAATAAGTTAATCCATTTATATCTAAAAAATTCATATTATCCTCCAAAATTGAATAAAATTAATTACTCTATTTAATTAAATACCAAATATAGTATCAATATCGGTATTTGAAATCCCAGTAATTGATTCTGTAATCCAAGTTGGGGCATCTCTATCTCCACCATAATATAAAAATGACCCATAAAATTTATTAAGTGGATTTTCTATTGCATTAATATTATTACATGCAATTGTTTTTTGTACATTAGATAAATTCTAATTTACATATCTGATTGCAGACAAAGAAATATTATTGTTTGCATCTGCATTAATATTATCTACAGACTATGCTCCTTGCCCATCTGCTGCAGGTATACCAAAATTAAAATTAAGCGTTCTTGTATCTGAACTTTTATCTAACGTTGCTTCTACTGTTATCTACTAATCAGATGCAAGGGTAGTAGCATGAGCAGTAACTTCGTCAAAACCATATGGACCAGCCGGTATACCAAAATTAAAATTAAAAATTTTTCCTTCATCTGGTCCGCTAGTATTTACACTAACAGTTGGATTGTCTCCAGTGTCAAGAAGTGTAGCAGTAGCTGTTGGCTAACCAAAACTACCTGTATGACCTTGTTTTCCTTCTGCCCCTTTGCTTGCTACAAGTTGCCAATAGTTTGAATCAGTAGGATAATGATTTAAATTATTATCTACTATTGAAATATAAGTACTACCCTAATAAAAAACATTATCTAATAATTCGTATCTAACACCATGTACATACTCGCCTTTATAAATTGGCTATACTCTGCCTAATGAAGTTATTATTGGTTCTCCCATTAATTATTACCTCCAGTATAAATCTTTACCCCTAAACAACCACGATTATTTCCATTTTGTATAATTTCAAAATCAACCTATGTTAAATTATCTGGTTTATACATATATAATAGACCGGTATCTGGGTCAATTTGAAAAGTCACAAAATTTACATCACCAGTTAATCCACGAGGTATATTAAAATTAAAATGTTTATGTTCAATATAGTTAATTATAATATAATCATTGTTTAATGGTGTCCCCGTATAATTAATACCACAAGCTGTTAAATCTATATTTTTCCCATTATACTACCATATAGAATTAGTATAAGAAAAAGTATAATTTCCAAAATCATTAAATTTTGATAAAAATAAATCATTATTAATGGTAATTGTACCAAGCGTACTTGAACTATAAACAACAGTGATATCATCGACTGAGTATTTGTCAACTGAAGGCTCACTATCGGCTGATAAAATAGTAGTAGAAATATCAAGATTATCAATAGCTTGTTTTGCATAAGTGCTGACTTCTGCCCAATACTTAGCATTATTTTTATATTGTAAATCACTGTCTGTTACTGTAATTCTAATGCTATTTGTTTCATAACATAAACCAAAAATAGTAATACCAAAACTGTTTAAATCAACTGGTTCAGATGTTTCAGTACCATCCTCATCAGTATATAACCATCCAACACCATTATAAGTAAATTTATAAGTACTAGTTTTACCAGGATATATACCGACTTTTTCTCTAAAAATATTTTCATCAATTTCACAAGTAAAAGCACTACCATAAATTTGATATTCAAAACTATTTTCTTGAACTGGTATACCATCTCTTGTACCATTTGCCCATGCTTCAGATTCATGAATTGCTATATTTGCATTATCTACAATTGTCTATAAATAAGTAAATTCATTACTTGAAACAATTTCATCTACAACATCTGGAGCAGACATAATAATAAGAATAAAAGAAACAGTAGAAAGTATTTCTTGTGATGATCCATATAAAATTATATCGGCATAGCCTCGACCCGATGCAGATAAAGCTTGACCAGTCAATGTTACTGAAATTGAATTAGTATTATAATCAATAATTGCTTCATTTAAAATAGCTTTTCCATCTGGTTTTTTTAATCTAAACGCTGCGGTCGCATTAGCTGGAATAATATAATCATTACCATTTTCAGTAATAAAAATCCTTATAATACGACTATTAGCATCGCCTTGTTTTGCATTAACTACAGAATAACAACTATTAGTATTTAAATCTAAAGTTATATCTTGGCTATAATTCATAACTTTACCTCGAAATGAAATAATATAGTTCTTTCAAAGATAAGTAAATAATATATTTAAAAAAAATATAAAAATGATGTTAATTAATTTATTAATAAATTAATTAACATCTTAATATTTCTTAATATATTAAAAAATATATATTAATCACTAATTAACATTGACACAAGATTCTTCAAACTTCCAAACTCAGTCTTCACATCTCCTGCATCCTTGCTTGTATAAGTCTTATGATAAGCACCATGTTTATTACAGAAGTCCATAAGCACTTTTTCATATTCCTTTCGAGCTTCAATATAAGCATTATAAGCTTTCTCAACCTTATCAGCATCACGCTTACGTGCAGCTGCCTTATCAGTGAGTTCAGCTTCTGCCTTTTTCAGATCTTCTACACTTTCATACAGTTTCTTGGTTACATCGCTATAATATTTCATAATAAATATCTCCTTTTATATTTATTCGTGGTTCCTTTCCCACGTATATAATTATTATATCAAAAATTTTTATAAAAAGCAAATTTTAAAAAGGTATCACAATACATAATTTCCCTAATTTTTCCATATAGTCAATCATATCTTTTGTACCAGAACTTATTCCATCCCAAAATGCAATTAATCCATCTGCATAATCACCCATTTGATGATTTCGTATATATCCTGCAGCCGAGCCATGTTGCTGCCAATCAGCAGGAAAACTTTTAACTGGAATATTATGTTGTATGGCCCAATTTTTACCAAGCGTATCAGCGCCTTTTGCTTCGCCACATACTATCTCTTTAATTTCATCTTTATATTTACATAATTTTTCAGAAAGTAATATATAATTATTAAAGTTACGACTGCCAGCAACTATTATTTTTTTCTTTACTATATAATTTGGCGGCACAAAATTATCAGCTGCGCGCCATCCCCATTTATCACCAACCCAAAGTAAAAACCAAGTTTTACCATATTCATCACAATATGTATCCAAAACCTAGACTATTTCATTTGTTTTAATTTTTTTTGCTTTAAACATTTTTTTCACTTCCTTTGTTATATGATAACATAAAATTATATAATATTCAAATTGTCAGAGTTTTATTTTTTCTTATCAACTTTTTATTGATGGATAATACATTGGAGGTGACTATTTTGATAATAGGGACAACACCTACTTTTACTTTAAAAGTCACTGATGATGAATCACTTGATTTTACAACAGTGGATAAAATTTATTTTACAATTCGGCAAGGAAGTATTATATATACAAAAACTGGAGAAGATATTACTATTATAGATGAACATACGCTTTCTGTAACATTTACGCAAGAAGAAACGTTAGCATTCAGATATAATTTAACAGCCGAAATTTAGTTAAATTGGACGTATGAAAATGGCACACGTGCAGCTACCAGAGTAAAAACGATTAACCTTTCTAAGAATTTAATACGAGAGGTACTTGACTGATGGTAGAACATGGAATTATATTAGACGATGGAAGTACTATTGAATTAAGTGTAGGAAA